CAATCGTTTCTTCCTTCCACTTCGCATCTCGGCCTGGTACTTGAGACCAATGAACTTCTAGAGGAATATAACTGTTCTTGTGGCGTTCAGCATCATGCCAAAGCTTATAGAACATGTTCATCCCGTTTGGTGTAGAGATGATAATAACTTTTGTAGTTTTACCAGACGAAATAGTAGGATACACAGAGGAGAAGAACTGCTCTGCGATGTTGTTTGGAATGAACGCAAATTCGTCCAAGAAGATGATGTTGAATGAGTTTCCTCGGACTGCGCTAGATGATGTAGATGCAGCGATGATCTTAGAACCGTTCTCTAGTTCAAGAGATCCTTTGTTCCAAGACACAATACCGTGCTGCATCCACTTAGGAAGATTTTCATATGATAGTTGCAAACGAGACAGAAGTTCCCTTGACGTTTCTGCCTTGTTCGCTAGAATAGCAATCTTAACGTTATCGTTGAATAACGCATAGTGCATCAGATAGGAAACACATGTCGTAGATTTACCTGTCTGACGAGGAAGCTTTGCAATATTGAATCTATTGGAATGGAAATTTTGAATCAGTTCTTCTTGGAAGTCCCACATCTCAAAAGGAATCAATCCTTCGTCCAAAGAAACAATTTTTACATAATTTTTGGCAAAGTAAATCGGGTCCTGCGAACACTTGATAAACTCCTCAATTTGTTCTGGAGTAAATTCAAGTGCTACGTTTGCTTTTTTTAGATTGGGATTACCAAGATAGACTTCTTCAGGTTTCATAAATTAAACGTTTCTTTTGTCACCTACTCCATTACGCTTTGCTTCCAATAAAGCAAAATCCTTTACTTTAGTATCTCCGAGATAGGACCAGGCATATCCTTCCTGAATCATTTTCTCATTTAAGGAAACTACTTCATTATTGACATATAACCAACCAAGAATTCTTCCATACTTTTCTGTACTGTCTGGAAGTTCTGTTTTGATGATAATATCCTTAGCGTTCTCTAACTTGTGCTTTAACCACTCTTTCGCTTCAAGACCGAGTTTCTTTTCATACTCGTCTTTTGTGCGACTCTCTGGGGTATCAACACCAGCCAAACGTACTCTCTTAGCAAGAGACACATCAAACCCCAAGTCAATATCAACGTCGATAGTATCTCCATCGACAACTTTATGTATTTGTCTGACACGATAGATATAAGGATCTTTCAAACTCATTTTTTCTTTCCGCCGTTCTTTGCTTTCTTAGCAGTTGCGTTTCCCTGATTCTGTTTGGAGTTCTTTTGTCCTCCAGCAGTACCTTTCTTACCTTTGTTGGGTGACTTAGACATTAGCAGTTCCACGCACGTAACGACTTATTTATGCGAGAATTTGGATCATTTGCAGTTTTCTTGCTAGTACGTTTATCTTTCATTCCCCTCATTCTTGCACAGAAAGAATCTCTACGTGGTCCTCCTTCTGGTTGAGGTGCCTTTAAATCTGATCCAGGATTCTCTGCTTCATATGATTTGCGTCCCTTTTCGTTGAGTCCGCCATTCTTATTCTTACCTTCAGAACGTTGCCATGCAGGAGATTTTGCCTCTTTAATAAAGTCACCAAAAGACTTCATATCTGTAGATTCCTCATGGTTGCTTCTGAGATACATAGCAGCCGCATTTAGATTATGTACTGCAAGTGCTAGTTTTGCTTGAACCCAACCAGGAAGTTGATAGTCTGGAGACTTTATAGTTCCACGAAGCATTTGAATGTAGAGTTCGATCTCATCGAGTTGTCCAAGTGCCATCGCACCTTCATCATCTAACTCAGTACCATTGTTGATAGCAATATGGTTCTCTTTCAGTTTTGATGCTTTTCTCTCTGCTGCCTTTCTGCGAGTTTCTGCTTCAGCAGGACTCATTCCTTTTTCTGATGCTGCTTTATGTGCTGCATCCCCAGCTGCTTTCACTCTTGATGCAAATGCGTCTGACTTTTCTTTATTGGTAATAGGTCCGACTGGTTTGGATTGAATTCCACCCATTCGTGCTCTACGTGCATTACCACTAGATACATTTTCTTTGATGGGTTTCTTTTTTTCCCACTCTTTCTTGAGGGACTTTTCCATGGATAGTAAGTGCTTGTAGTAATCGGGAAATTCTGCAATATGCTGAAGAGCAATACCGTATGCTGCTTTGTGATCCGTCACATGTTCACGTTCTACGGTAGAACCTACTTCTGCTTGACGAATGACGTAATCAACATCAACACCATGCTTCTTAGCAATTTCTTGTTCGGTAGGTACTCTCTTTTTTGCCATGGTAATTATTCTTCTATGTACTATTTATCTACTGATTTCTTCCCAGTCCATAGATGTATGAATACTGGCATTAGCAAGACTAGCAGCTGCTACAACTGAAAGTTCATATGGAGTTCCAGTTAATCCATCTCTTTCTAACTGGAATTTGAATAGTGCTTCTTTGAGAATATCAACAGCAGTTACAGCTTGGTTAGATGCACTAGAATAACCCTCTGCTAAAATTCTTCCTCCAGTTACACTACTACCATCAATTTTATATTCAACAGCACCATCAACAGAACCACTTACCCATGTTCCACCAGTAGTAGTTCCTCCAGCAATTACTCTCCAATTATAATTTGCGTTATTGGTAATACCCATAATGGATAGAGCAGTCAAAATTACAATTGCATCTAATCTATTTGATTTTAATCTTAATGACACAACTGGATAATAAGTTCCTGCAGTTCCAAGAACTACTGGACTTGTAATTGGTGTTCCTACACCTTGTTGCAATCCACGAAGTTCATAACCACCTTCAGACATTACTGAAGAACAAACTTGCTTAAGTGTGCTACTTCCACTGGTCACACCTGTGTTGGTAATTTCATAACGTAAGGGAAGAGATGCAGTTGTAATATAAGTTGTATTGATGATATTTGCGTGATGAAATGAGTGGCAGTGAATAAATCTTCCATTAATTACAAATCCCATTCTTACAGTACCAAGTCCCAACCACTCAATATCCATCCAAAGAATTTGTGCTTTGGTAATATCTAATGTAATTCCAGATGGACCAGTACCATCCATCTTATCGATATTCCAATCTTGCTGGGCAACTGCCGTAGTAGTGGCAGTGGATAAACTTCTCTCTACAAAATAAGGTGTGGTGCCGTTGATTTCATAATACATTCCATTATCAGCACCAAAATATCCAATTCTCTGTCTTAAGTTTTCTTTTGGTGTAGCAGGCACAAAGGTACTCAATATCAGCAAAGACTTGCCTGGTTGATATGAAAATACTTTTGTTGTTTCACGAATGACCTGTGCTCCAGAAGCACTATTCACAGTCAAATTAACGAGACCTTCATTCTCACTAAAAGTAGCAGAAGCAGTGCCAGAAGTGGAAGTTGCCCATAGTCCATTATCTCTGTATCTATGAGATGAATCAAAAAGAGTGAGAGGACTTGATACTCTAGTCCTACCAAATGCATCAGAATTTATTGTAACTGGGAGGGGATTATAACTATCTACAACATGACCATCTTTCGTTGCAAGCAAAGGAACTTCAAAAAGAGTTTTTTCTTGATTTAGATAATCCTGAGTATTCTTATTCCACTGAGCCATAATTAGAATGCCCCATACTTATGAGCTGATGAATCGATATTGATTTTGCTTGATCTAGTGATATTGACTTTTGGTTTGTGAGGTGGATAGATCTGTTGAACCATCGCACCAGGATATTCATCCTGTAGCATCCAAGTCAGATCTCCGTGATCTGGAATGCCGTTTTCAGAAATAACTTCTATTCTAAATAACTCACCGTTATAGATAATATCTGCGCTGTAAGTTTCTCCAACTGGTTCTGCATTCTTTCCATCAGAATGGACGTGCAGAGTACCGTTGAAGTCTCCAGCAATATTTACTGATTCGGATAGAAATTGTTTGTAAGACTTCATATCAGCCTCCAACAATTTGGACTTCTTCTACAACGATGTTTGCAGCACCAGCAGTGATTTTGATGCATCTATGTACATATGCTTGAGAACCACTAGTGTAAGCATAATCCGCAGTTGCCGCAGATGAATTGATGTCTGTGGTAATTGTGTTTGGAGTTGTTGCAGTAATCTTTTTACCAACAGTTCCAGCAGACTCGAATGCAGCATCAATAACACCAGCAGCATCTACTACAGCGATATAGTCATCAGCACTGAAAGGGTGAGTGTTTCCTGTTAGACCAACAGCACCATCACCGAGAGTATATACTGCAGTGAGAGAATCAGTTGCTGCAGTAATAGCTGCTCTTCCAGGATTAGCACCTTTGAGGAGAACTGATTCACCTGCTAAAAGTTGAATTGCAGGACCAGCATTAAATTGAACGGTCGATGCTGAAGTTGCACTCACTCTGTAAATACCAGTATTGACAACCTGATATTCCGATTGAGTTGCAGAGATACTATTAGTATTCAATACATTTAAAACGGACATGTTAAACTCCGAAGATATTCTTTCCTATACTTTATTTAGTTTGTTTGGAATTTTGTTTGAGGAGTTTTGCCAATTCTGATGTTGATCCAACAAACATAGTATTATTAACTGTAGTAGGACTTGATCTAGGTTTCTCATCGATATCTTTCATCTTTTTCTGAAGGTCGATTAATTTGTCAGCAACATCTGCCACATTCTTAATGAGTTGTCCAGCAACTTCATATGCTCTTGGATGATCTGAACTCCTTGCAACATCAAGAATACCGTCGATGGCTTCCTGACCCTTCATGACAAGATTGTGCAGTTGTGCTCTTGTCATTTCATAGTCTTGTTGCAATTCACCTTGTTTTGCTTGTGGTAGTTCTGGTTTTGTTTCAACAATCTCAGTAGGTTCCACATCAAACACTTTATCTAATTCATCATAACTACTCATATCGGTTCATCCTCTCCTGTCTCTGGGTTCCACTTTTGAAGATCTGTAAATTCTGAGAATACTTCGTCAAATCCAAAGTTATCATCTGCATCAGCATTAATTGGATCTGGTTGAACAGTATATCTTTGTACTCTTGGAGCGTTTACAGTATCCATAGATGCATATGTATCCACTTGTGACTTTCTGATTACAGAAGGTTCTCTTACAGGACCATAGACATAGGTTTTTGCTGTAAATCTGAATGTGTAGATTAAGGCTCTTCTCTGATCTAAATCACCTTCATAGTCATCTCTATAATCAACACTTTCTAGATTTACAAGTACATCCTTTGTTTCGCCAACTGAGGGTACTAATTCTAAAGTTAAGTTGTATGATGGTTGAAAGTATGGTAAAATCTGCTCTACAATCTGCAAAGCATCATCTTGATTCTTTGAAATTACTGTTAGTGTAAATCCTAGATTATATGGAACTGGCATAAAAGCAGTGCTCAAACCATCATTAGCACCACTATTTTTGAATCTAATCGTTTGTGTTGGAGCTACTTTTCTAGATCCATCATACTGAATACTATCCATCTCAAATGAAATTCTGGGTAGAGTAATTTGAATTTTTGCATTTGTTGGATCTGGTGTTTGTCTCAAACGTGCTAGGAATTTCTCTGCAGGACCATATGCCAAAGGTACTTTCATAACCTCTGTCTTTTCATTAGAAACCCTTCTAATTTGAATGTTATTAAAAAGAGTTCCAAAACCAATAATGGTTTTTTTAAAAATTTCGTGATAAGTGTAATTCCCTAACATTAGAATCTGTCTCCCATATTTCCAATTTCACCAAATGGATTTTCTTCAGTAAAGTCCAGAATAAGATCTCCTTTGACTTCAAAATATTTATTCTGTGCTCCTTCAATTTCTCCCATATTATATGAATCTAGAATATTTACAGTCCAAGTTGCATTAGAAGTTAATCCCTTCACAGACTCGTTATCCGTAAATACTCCCGTCAAATTATTTAGGACAAGTTTTCTAGTGGTTGGATTCCAAGAAACTACTTCACCATAAGGAGCTGCTGGTGATCTTTCTAAGGTGAATGATGGTGCTGAAGTGTATCCAGAACCAGGATTTAAAGTAACTCCAGTTACTTGACCTGCACTATTAACTTGAACTGTTCCAGTTGCTTGAGTTCCACCAGTAGGGGGTGCCGAGAAAGTTATTGATGGTGGATCGTTTGGATCATATCCATCGCCAGCATCCCAGACAGTAAATCCTTGAGTCCAATCTGCATGAGTGTATGCAACACTCGCTTCATGACTTCTTCCGTATACTGTTTCGCCCTTAACAAAAGTACCAGTACCACCAGCAGCAAAAGTTAGATCTAATGTATAACTATCGTCTTCTTCAATTTCATCAACAGCAGTGATACCAGTATCGAGATCTTCATGACTGTACTGGAAGAGTTCACACTTCATTTCCCAAACATAACCTTTACCTAATTGGTAAAATGGTTTTTCGTGCTCAATAAAAGTAATTTGATATAAGTCACTTGAGAAAGGTGCCCAAATTAAATCTCCTTCATTTGGACGACCTTCTACAATTAATTGTGCATTATCATCAACGGCTTCAGTAAATCTTCTTCTTGAAACCACAAAAGTAGTCTTATCTTCAATACGAATTCCAAACTTGGATAGGAGATCTCCCTGTCCTTCCCAACCATCTACAGTGTTGCAATATGCTCTAATCTCATATGCTCCATTAAAAGAAGACATAGTATCTTCGTTAAAAAGAGTGTCTTCTTTCACTAAAGTCCTTGGGATGTAATATACAGTTTGACCATAGATGTCAATAGATTCCGTTACCAAATCATTAAGAAGATTTTGCTCTGCAGTTGTTCCGTTTAGACGCAACCTGCAATTTGGTACTGGATCTGGACTTTGAGTGCAACTAGAGGTTCTTAAGGTTTCTTGGAGTTCCTTAATCTTTTCATTTGCATCTTCCAAAATTTTTCTACCATTAAGAGTTACTCCACCGAGCATTTGAATGCCATCATACTTGCTAAGATTTTGTCCCCACTGCTTCTGGAATAGTGCGGTTACATATTCCTTTAACCAATACTCATTATAAGTATCTGGATATAGATCTGGATCAACTCCCATAGTGCAATCGACCACAAGATATTCTCCAGTTCCTAATTCACCCCAGTCAATATCAACATATAGTTTTCTAGTATTTGATGTATATCTGAGTCTCTTATATAATCTAGAGTTGGTTACCCAATCAAGAGTCTCTAGATAATTCTGAACCATGTAATAGTGAAGAATCTGGTTATTGGTAAATGCGTAGATATCATTTAAAAACAACTGATATTTGATGTTGAAAATGTTACCAGGAATAGAAGATGATGTACTTACCTGAGTATAAACATTATCAATTCCTTTTACATATGGAGGCAGTTCAATATAATTTTAAGCTT